AAGATAAGCCCCACGCATCATGAGGCTTATCATTAATTTTTTATGAGATTAGAATGGTAAATCTTCAGCCGGCTCTTCGTCAGCTTGTGGGTCTACTACAGGAACCTCTTCTTTTGCATTTCCACCACCAAGAGAAATGTCGGCAGTTTCACCGTAAACATATTTCTTAAGTTCTGTACTCCAAATTGGTGTTTCTCCAATTGCGATTGCTTCTAAATACTCAACAGGTTTTTTAGAATACACGTCATTCCATGTTAACTCATCTTCCAACCATCCACTCATGATTTCTTTATCTTCGTGAAGTAATGCAGGGTCATCATACATAACTGTTTGAATTACTGTATACTCTTTTCCTTGTGGGGTTTTGGCCTTCTTAAGTTCAATAATTAAATCACGACCTTTTTCAGCATCTGTGATATCACCTTTAGCTTTCCAAATAGGGAGGATTTTATCCAAGATACCTTCGTTTTTGTAATTGTGTTTGAATCTCCAAAATTTAACACCATCTTGTTCGTTATCACGGTCAATTACTCTAACGATGTAAAATAAACGTGAACGGTATTGTGATGCCAATTCTTTGTCTTCTTTTTTACCCGTTTGGATAAGTTCATTATAAACTTCTGTAAGTGGGGAACGTTCGTTGTCGTTTTTGTCAGGGTCATACAACTTAACCCATTGTCCGTTTACCATAATTTCGTGATACCATACTTCAACAAATGGTGATGAACCATCTTTTGTGGGTAAAATACGAACTCTACGTTGTGCGGATGTTTCGTTTTTCATTAAGATTGCGGAAAAATACTTCTTTAATCTGTCTTCTTGTGAGATGTTTGTTCTCTGTGAACCACTTGGTTGTGCGTTCTTTTCGTACTGCGCAAGTACTGAATCTAATACTGAATTTGTCATAAATAAATTTTTAATTATTACTCTTTTATCTTCATTAATAATAGGTACAAATAATAAAATGTCAAATAAATGAACATAAAAAAAGGGACCTTGTGAGTCCCTAAAAAAATTTATTTTTTAATTTAAAGAATTGTCTTCGTCATCGTAAATATTGAATGTTTTTTTAACTTCGTTTGGTGAAAAGTTTTCAACTTCATCAGAAGTAAGTATATATTCATTTTTACCAGTCTCTTCCATTTCACCTTTTTTATCATCAAAAAAATCTGTTAATTTTTGATTATACGGGTAAGAGTCTAATGAACGTAACATTAATTTTTCTTCAGGAGTTTTTTCTCTATATTTATCAAATTTGGTTTCAAGACTATTAATTTTGTCCATGATTTGATCCATGTGAGATAATTTACTTTCTAAGTCATCTAATTTAGAAAAAATACTATCCATAAATTCATCTTGTTTAGATTGGATTTCTTGTTGTGTGGTAACAAGGTCAGTGATATCAATTTCTTCACTTTCTTCTTCACCCTCTTCTTCTTTACCAACTTCTTCAACATCCGGATCACCTTCAACATCAACGGGTTCAGGTACTTCAGTAGGTGCCGCGGCGGCGTCTGCCCCTGCCGCTGGTGGTGCAGCAACATCTGCGCCAGGTGCGGGAATTTCTGCATCTGCCGGTGGAGCAGCTGCGGGGTCAGCAGGTGGGGTACCTAAATCCTCAGGTGTCGGTGGTGGTACATCTTGTTCATTTAAAATGTATGAATTAATTTGATTAAATCTTTTTAATTCTTCTAAAATTTTTCTGTCTAAACTCATTTTTAAATTTTTAACCGTTCAATAATGTTTTAACACCCTGAGGAGTTTCAACTTTTAATGTTCTATTTGTTTTCATGGTATTATCCACTCTCTCAATTAAACCGTCTTTCATTCTGATTGTATAACAATCACCTGTATCTAAATCACAAACTTCTTGGTATCCATTACCACTATCTTTTTGTGTAATACGTGTATCTTTTTTAAGATAATCGTCAAGTAAATTTTTCATGTTCATATTTTAATTTATTATATAAATATACCTTAATTAGGGTTTTTATCAAAATTCTCGTAAGCATTAGTAAAATACTGAACATATAGGTCATAAACATTTATGTTAGTACCAACTTGGTCAAGTGCCTTTTGTTTTATTTCTGATGCGGTAGAGTTTAAACCTATTGGGGTATCCCATGTAGTAATTGCTAATTGGGCTAAGGCTTTTCCATAACTTTTATAGATATTAGTATCTGGATTTAAATTTTTTAAACTTTCAATTATTGGTTCATATACAGAATAGAATGAAACCATAAAATCGGTTGGTGTTTTAAAATCGCTAAAGCTAGCCATACTTCTAACCGTATTATTAATTGTCGCACACATTTGATTTTTTATGTATGAATCCATATTACCCGTAAATTTATTTTCGGTAGATATTTCATAAAAATTATAATTAGATGTGTTAAATAAGTTAGAGTTTGAATCAAAGCTATTTATATTTCTAGTAAACCCTATACCTAATAATAATGCTCTTAATGATTTTTTATTTGTCGCTGTTTTTATTATTGGTAATATTTCTTGTACTGTTACTTTTGTTGGTGTTACTTCAACAAATTCTAATGTTTTATATTCGGTAAGTTCAATACATTGTTGCGTTTGTGTTTTAACGGTACCAATAGTAGGGTCAGTGTTAGCTAATTCCTCATCTTTTTTATCAACAACCGGTTTTTCTTTTTTAATTTTTTCTTTATATGATGATAATATTTTTTTATTAACATTAGTAACGAGTTGGTCAACATTAGGTAAACTATATTTTGGTATTCTAGTCCCTTTAAAATCGGTATCAAATCCTCTTTCGGTTATACTATGATTAACTTCATAAATCCAATAAGGTCCATAAAACATAGGTACGTGTCTTAATACAAAATACATTGTTGGTTGTATCATTGCATTACCCATTGATGTTACTCCGCAAGAATATGACCTTGATTTGTAAATACTATACATTGAGACTGATTGTTGAGCAACTTGGTCACCAGCAACGGACCCTCCTATATCAGCAAAAACTTTAAAAGATTCTGAAGTATTTTTCATTTCTGACATATCTAAATCAACACTTTTAAATATGTTTTGATTTTGAACCCCAAAATCAACACTAAACCCAACCACTTTATTTGTTTTAGAGTAGTCTCTATTTGGGTCCGATATTCTTAGTGGGTTATCAGGAACTCTCAAATCAAAACTATCATCACCAAACCTAATAAATGAGTTTTCTTTTGGTTTTGGGTACTCTGAAGGGTTACCCATATAAAGACATAAAAATTTAGGACTAGACTTTGTATAATCAACTTCTAAATAGGTACCAAAAAGTGAGTTAGGAATCTCAATGTCTATTGGTGTTCCATTTTTAATTGCTGTTTGTATACCATAAAAATTTACATATGCCGGCATCGCCATAAACATAAACTGATTATCACTTAAAATATTACTAACAACCTGCATTAGATTGGTTTCAGGGTTATTTGTAGTATCTAATCTGTTTACTACTTTATCCATGTCAACAACAAATGTATCACCTAAGTCACTATTAGCCCTATCCATGAATAAAAAGTCTTCAAACAATGTAACATATTTTAAATCAGAACCTGCAATCCATTTATCGTTAAATCCTTTTAATGTATTATATAAACTTAACTTACCTGTATCACCATTAACTGAAACGTTTGGTGTTTGTGTTTTTACATCAATATTTTTTAATGTTTTATTTAAATTACTAAAAGTTTCATTCAACATATTCTGTTGTAATGTTCTTTGGTCAATTAATATATTATTAATAAATGTTGTAAACTTACTTTTATTATATGTAGGGTCATTTAATTTTTGGTCAGCATATAACCTAATAAGTGGGTAAAGCGATTTAATATTATCTGATGTAAAATCAATATCATTATCAATAAAGAAATCAGTAACAAATGATTTTTGACTTCCTTGTAAAGGTGTCGGTGGTGTTGTTGTATTAGTTTGTGTAGGTATTGTTGTTTGATTTCCACCTAATGTTGAAACATTCGCAGTGTATGTCGCGTAGTTAGGGTATGTAACAGCGTACCTAACTGCCATAATATAATTACCCGAAGTATTATTGTTAATTTCGTAAACTCTAGTGTAATTGGTATTCGCACCACCGTAACCATTAAAAGGTAATGGTAAAATATTTGGGTCATTTAAATTACTACCAGCAGGATAAAATAAAACACTACCAAGATTTGTTGGGTCAAAATTAGGTATACCTGTTAATCTGTAAGATGCATACCCACCACTTGGTACAACAATATTAAAATATGTCGCATCTCCAGGAGGTGATGTTTCCGGAATTAAAGTTCCACTATTACCAAGAAACTCCAACTGAATAGGTGATGTGAGTGGTGATTGTTGACAATTTATTAGTGTTTGATAAAAAGACATACAGTAACTTTCAGGTGTAACATTTACTGCGTTTGTTTCAGGGTAATCGTCATCAAGCACTAAATTATAGTTGGTAGTAACTGCGCTATCTGATACTTTTCTAGCACAGAAATTTTTACCTTGTGAGACGTTATCGACAACTTCTAAATACCATATATCTCCATTAGTATAATTAAATGAGCTAGTCATGGTGTTATCATCCGGGTCCGTAATATTAAAATATGTACCAGTACATATGTCTTGGAACGTTCTGTAAGTTTGTCCTACTGTTGGTGGTGTATAGGTTACTGTTGGATTTGCTGGTGTTTGAGTCAACGGCACTGAAGGGAAATTTGGTTGTACTTGATTTTGATATTCCATATTTGGAATTGTTGTAAATCCTAAATATGTTCTTAGAGTATTCCAAGCAGTTATATTTTGAGCAAGACTTTGTAGTAATGTTGTTGATGTACCGTCTCCAGGTAAAGTACCTTTTTTGTAAGGGCTAAATGTTAACTTATCAACAGGAATAAATTCAGATAAATTGGAAAATGAATTAAACAACTTTCTATCAAAATTACCTGGATTTGCTAATTTTATAACACAATCAAAATTTAAAAAACGAGTAACTGACTTGGTAAAGGTTTCAATTTGTTTTTCACCCAATGTTTTTCCGTCAACATCTTCACCAATAAAGTTGACTCCTGTTTTATTTATAAAAAATAGAGAACTTAATTGAGTGAATAATCTTTTTTGGTCAAGATTAGATACTTTATTAGGTTCATTATATGTTGGTACAATTTGTTCTTCTTTTAACACTAAATTAGTCGAGCTTGGTTTGTAATTACAAAAACCTAAAAATAATTTTTCAAATTTATCTAATAATTCTGGAGTGAATAGTGCAAAAATTTCATCTATTGACGAGTATTCTGACTTATTTGAAGACAAATCAAATGCATTTTGTTTAGAAGTATTTGTTTTAATTACTTTAAGGTATTGTGTTGGTGACGGTTTTTGTATCAATCCGTTATCAAAATACCCAAAATGTGGTGATGACCATAGCGACCTTACTGAACCATTATAAAGTGATTTATTATTCAATATGTTTTGCGTCATATTAATGTTAGAATCAACACATTCAAATATTGATTGGTCTATAGGTACACCACCCATAGATGGGTATAATAATATTAAACTTCCTCCCGTACTATATGCCGTCGTACCACTGAATTCTCTATATTGGTAATAATTTTGTTTTAATAATGATTTGTTTGGATTGGTGGTGTCAAATCCAAAATCTAAATAATTAGTAGATGTATTATTTTTACCTATTCTAAATTTTTGATTATTATAAGCATTAAAGAAATCAGTTTGACTATACCCAGTAAACAGGTTTTTTTGAAAAAAGAAATTTTCAACTGTGTTTATAACTTTAGGATAGAATCCGGTATTTAATAAATCTTTCGATTGTAATGACGGAATAGGAAACGGTTCATTTTTTTGTAGTACAAATGTTTGTTGGTTACCGGAATAATCGGGTAAAATATATTGTGTTGTAGTTGCAGAAGTTACTGGATCGTAAGCAGATGTATAATCAAAGTCTTTCCAAATTGGGTCTAAAATATCATTTCCTGTTTCTACAAATTTTTTGTATCTATGCCATATTGACCCGTATTTTAAAACCCACGCATATGGTACCTGATGTATTGATGAGTATTTTTTAAACGTGGAAGCAAGGTAATCAATATCAGTTAAAGTATCGTTTTCAGATATTTTAAGCGTTTCTTTGGTTGTTATTAATGGTAAGGAATTTAAATATAAATAACCTAAAGCGGTGAAGGAATCTTCAACATTGTTGTTGTTGTCTTCAACACCTTTAATTAATGAATTTATAAAATAAGGTGTGTTTAATAAAGAAGTGGTCTGTATTGATTGATTAACATTACCAGAGTAAGAAGTCCCATAATTAATAAATGATTCTGTACCATATAAGAATTTTTCTTCTCTATCTGTATAAAAATCTTGTAATGTTGACCTAGTTGATAATGGTGTTTGTGTTGATTGGTTTGTTACGTAAGGTTGGCTATATGAAGTTAAAAATCCATTATTAGTCAATAAACTAATGCTTTTATTATCCGCATTTTCATTTATTCTTGCTATTGTTTTTTTGTCATCTAAGTATAAAAAACTATTAGTAGTATTATTAAACTGTTCAAAACTACCAATAGACGACCCGTTAGAAACATTAGTTTTTAACCAATTTAAATTAGTTAATGGGTATGTATCTAAATTATTTTTTTTAGATGAATCGGTATTTTTTAAATAACTTACTAAATTTTTAGATAATTCTAAATCTGAAGAAACTTGGACTGAACGATTGTTTAATGTATCTATACTATAAATCTCTGTTTGATTTTTTACTAAATTCTCAATGTATTCCGTTTTAAATAAACTTCTAATGTATGTTTGCCAACTTTCACCGTCACCGTTATTAGAAATCTTTTTCATAAAGTCTATCAGACCTTGGTAAGTAAATTTGTAATTTTTTAAAGTTTGGTTTAATTGTATATTGTTACCGACATTTAACCCCAAATCTTTGCTTTCTATATCCCCATAAAACTTATCAATTTGATTTTTAAATGCGGATTCAGAACTAAATTTACCATAATGCGAAGAAAGGTATGTTCTTTCAAAAATTTCATAAAAAGTACTTATTTCAGATAAATCTTGGTACGGTAATACTTTAAATGGAAACTCTATTGCGTTTGCTGAAACATACTTATTTGAATCTGCAGGATTATCGTATACAGTCCCTTGTATTGGTTTAGACGTTTCTGTAGTACCTTTTAAATATGCCTCGACAAAAGATATTTCAGGCCATATTCTATAGTCATAAGCTCTTGTTTGATTAATAATTTTAGGGTCACCAGGATATTGTATTGTATACAATTCTCTACCGTCTTTTTGTTTTTCTTTTGTAAAATATAAAGGCCAAGGATATACAACATTATCATCATTTAATTCTCCCGATGATTTTTGTAAATTTTTCATCGCGTCCACTGAGAAACTTTTTTCAGGTGGAATGACCGCACTTAATCTTTGTGGATCATTTCTAACATCCCAAGCGGTTTGGTGTACGTCTTCCATTAATCTATAGAATGCGTCTGCACCTGCAAAAATAACAGCAAACACATTTCTTATTGTAGGTTTAAATCCTATACCACCATCAGCAGGGTTTTTTAAAACTCTATCGGCCAAAACCTTAGATAGGTCGTTTTCTATTTTTTCCTCATGTGTGTTTAATGTTTTACCTGCACTATCTAATTTGTCTAAAAAACTTTGTTTTACATAAGAACCATCAGCAATTCTTTTATCGCCAAAAACAAAAAAGTCAGGTAAATCATCAACCAATTGTCCATTACTATCTAAAACCTTAGAAAATAATTCCTTATTTTTATCTTCATCTAATTTAAATTTTTCAAATAATTGTTTGTCTTCGTTTTTTGTTGTATCTAATTGTCTACCTGTTCTGTAGTAATATGTTTGTATTACATTATTTGAATTATTAATCCAATTATTTAAATCTAATTTTTTTATTATGTCTTTTTTATCTTTAAAATTAATTGGTATTTCATATTTCCCTCCTGTCCCAAAAGTTTTATTTTTTTTAAGGTTTTCAATATAAACTTTAAATCTTTCTTCTATTTTTGTTTTGTAAGCCTCTCTATCTTGGTACTGTATTTCTTTTTTAAAAGGGTAATATATTTGACCGTCATTAACGTAGTAACTAGTTGAATCTAAAAATTTATTTAATGAATTATCATAAACATTTTTTCTAAAATTTTCTAAATTTTCTCTATAATCTTGTATATCATTAATTTCAGTAAAATCTCCTTTTTCTTTTATGTCTTTTTGTAATTTTACTGAAAAGTTATTAACCCTATAAATAAATTCATCTAAAGTAAGGTGTTCAAAATCATTTGCAATTAACCCCTTTCTTTTATATATTGAATATACCTCATCGAGTTTTTGTCTTCCCTTGTAAGTTGATATTTGTTTTACTTGATTGTTTGTTGTATCAGTAATTGTTACCTGAGTGTCAAACATTTTAGGAGCCGTCTTAGCATACATTAATGGTGTGTCAAATAATAATGCGGTAAACTTACCAATCAATTTTAAACTGATATCATAATTTCCAGTTTCTGCATCAAATCTCGCATTAAATGACATCAATGAAAGTCGGTATCTAATTGCCTTACCGTAATATCCTTTTAATGTTAAATAAAAAAGTGGGTACGGAAAATTAAAAAATGCGGAGTATATTGAATTTTCTCCTTGTTCAAATAATGACCTACCTTGTACGTCAACCATTTCAATATTAACTTCAGGTACGCCAGTACCTTTAATATTAACCCTTATTGATTTAATACCTAAAAGTTGGGTGTCTTCGTAATTTCTTACTGTGTTTTTAAATCTAGCATTACCATCAGCATTAACAATCTGTTCAGCCCTTTGATTCGCACCTAAACCCAATCTTGATTCAAATCCAGTTATTTGGTCTGACCAACTAGTGTCGAATGCCGTTTTACCTTTTGGTTTTAAAAAATTTATTTTTAAATCTTCTTCACCACCAAAAACTGTTGCGATAGTAGTGTTAATTACGGGAGAGTCAAAACTATCCCCTATCGCCAATTTTGTTCTTGGAATTATAAAAGTTTCTAAATTAGCATAGTATACTAAATCTTCGTGGTCAACCAATCTTGGGGCCGCTTTATCTTCTGAATCGTAAACTTCATTTGGGTTTACAACAATAATATTGTCGTATTCAGTTTCTACATATACTTTTTTTGTTTGTGGTATTCTACCTGCCATAATAAAAAATATGTGTATCTAATGCAGATTTGTAGTCTTGCAACGCAGCAACTAGCGGAAAAGGTATAACTAATATTGTCCCATCGGGTATATTTGTCTCTAAACCACCATATAATGGGTTTGCGGCCAATATTAACCAACCAAAATATGGTGCCCCATATTTTTCATAACTTACCTTATCTAAACGACTTTGACCCGTTCTGTAAAGATATCTTTGGTCAGTTGCTCTAGCAGGTAAATTTAAAAATGGTACAACTGTTTGTTTACCATCTATTAAAAATTCTTTATATCTATTGTAATACTGCATTAGCTAAAACTTTTTTTCAAATTAAATTTATCCCAAGTTGAGTTTGTTTCTGACCACAATTCTTTTAAATTAGTATCTGCAAAAGGTTGTAGTGGTGATTGAGTTACGTAATATAAATTTCTAGTCTTATCTTTATTGAATGGATTAAATGTATTGAACTTGTTTGTGTAGTATTGGTCTTTAAACTTTTTAAATCTCTCGTCAATTTTATCTTTTGATTTTTTGTAACTAGTATATAAACCTGTTGGTAATGCTTGGTTTGTATATTGTCCTGTATTTAAATTTAAATTAAAATCCCAACCAATATTTTTTAAGATGTACGAGTTCCAACCTACATCATTCGCAGTATTTTTAACAGGTTCCGTAACTGAACTTGCAAATTTTACAGGGTCTTTTAACACATCCGAACCAAATAACATAAAAAATCTATTTTTAGGTGCCGTTATATTTGCCGAGTTATCTTCAATAAACATATCAAAAGTAAAATTATCATTATAAGTGTAAGTGTCGCCTGAAGGTATTATTTCAAAACTATATAGTTTATCATAATATTCATTTATTTCTGTTTTTATTTTTAAGAAGTCTTGTGTTAATTCATTAAAAGTATTACTAACACCAACACTAGAAGCATTAACATCACTTGTTCCTGATAAATTATAAACAACTACACCACCTTTATTGTTAATATATCCATCAACCCCACTTGAAACATAATTTATTTGGTCTATTAATTGAATTAAACTTAACTCTTCAGTCGTTATACTTGAATTTGTGGTTTCTATAGACGTTATCATAGAATTTTGTTTACCATCAATTAATGATTTAATTTTATTTTTAATTTTTCTTATTTCGGCGTCGTTAAAGTTTTGTGTCGTTAGGTCTTTTAATAAAGGACAGTTACCATTATCAACATCTGTTTTTGCGTCTGTTATTAATTTTTCAATTTTTTGTTGTGTGTTTTCCGATTTACCAAATATGTTTGCAGTGTTTGTTAAATTACCACCTAAATAATCAAAATAACCTTCAGTGTATTTTCTTTCTTTTGTCAATACAATTAAACCACCTAACAATAATTCTTCATTTAATTTTTCTAAATTTTGTAGTGTTGTTGATGCATAACTTTTTGTACTGTCTACTAATTTTTTAAAGTTATCCATATATGATATTTCACCTGAAGCGCTCTGAGTTGTTAAATCGTAGTTATTTGTTTTTATTGTTCCTATAGTCACTCCACCATCATTACTTATTGGTCTTTGTTCTGCAACATTAACAATTCCTAACTGATTTTTGATGTCGGCCAATATTTGAGCATCGTACTGAGATGTCACATCTTCGGTTGCCTCAGCTCTTTCATCATACATTTCAGTATTTGCGTAATAATTAAACGACAAAGCATTTTGTAGTTTAGCTATTGGTCCCGCCAATCCGTGTCCACCTATAAAGTTAAACCCAATTTTAACGTCAGCAATCATAGGTTGTACTCCAATGCCCTCAGGATTTAAATCAAACCTACCATCTTCATATGTTAAACTTAAAGAGTCTATTACTATTTTTGTATGAAAAAAATCACCAATTCTTAAAACACAAACAGGAGGGGCACCAAACACACTGTTTGTAACATCGTTATAAAGTAAAGTTTCGGTACCATTATTATCTTTTGATACTGTAGGTATAGTGTCACCCGGTCTCATACATTGATTTAAAAAAGTAAGTCTGGCATTTAATCCTTCAGGTGTTATAGAATGAAAAACCGGATGAAAATGTTTTATTTTACTTTTTATGCCGTCATATATCATAGGGTCACTTTGTCTAACCAATTCAAAATAATTACATTCAGTTAATAATTTTCTAGCTAATCTTTTAGTTAAATCTTTTCGAGCGACGGTAGTTGTCTTATACGTCGGATTATTTTTAGTGACAGTTTGGTTTAAAGGTGTAATATTTTCAGTTTGTCCGCTAGGTGTTTGTGTTATAAATGTTGGTGTTGTTGTAGTTGCCGAACTAGCAGGTGTACCTCCATTACCTCCTTGGCTCGGTGTTTCGCTATTTAATACTGTAGTATCACCATCACCATTAGTTGGTGTTTCTGTATTATTTGGTGGTGTATTTTCACTATTACCAGGTAAGTTAGTTACTTTAACATCTAAAATTCTAACACGTCTACATGCCATCGCGTTTACAGAAACAACTCCCTCAGCACTATCACTTAAATAACTTTTGTTACAATTAATAGCGGTATATCTTGGGTCTTGTATGGTTGTAGTCTCCCCTTCTGGAACTTGTTTAACAATTAACTTAGTATTAAAATAGTTTTTTAATTTTATACCATCTTGCTCAAAATTTAAAATGTACTGTAAGGCGGCATCAATTCTTCTTTTTGATAGATTAACGTTATAAGCAACTGTAGTAACTGCAGATGCTGAAGATTTTAACGTAAAGTTAACTGTACCACCTTGTTTTATAATTTGTACAACGTCAGTTAAGAATTTTTTAATTTCTTCAAATTCGCTATCAATATATTCAAAAAATTCAGAAACTTTTTCTGTCCTAGTGTCTATATAGTTTGCTAAAAAATTATTTTTATCCGCATCCGATAATCCATTTATTTCCGTTTCTTTATCGGCATATGTACTATCCCCGTATTTAATTATCTTGTCTCTGGCCTTAGAAAAACTTCTGAAACCATCACTACCACCAGTACTTAAATATTTTGTTTTTAGGGCTTTATAATCGGCTAACCATTGGTCATAAGGTTTTGACGCATAAATTCTATTCGTGTTAGGGTCAGGAAAGTCGTTATGAAAATAAAATAACGGTTCAGGATATTTCTTTTCCAATGGTATTTCCTCAGGTGGTGTTGGGGTCGTTCCTGTTGTAGAGGTTGTACAAGGTCTATTAGTTATTGTAACGGTATTATTACCTGCAACAACAGAAAAATATGGTACAGTATTTTTTTCAACACATACAGTACCTTTAGTACCAGCACTTAAAGAAGGTAAAACAATTTGTGAACCATTACATGCGGTATAAGTTAAATCTGTAGGACCAGTACCAACACTATAATCCCATTCAGTACATGGATTATCTTGTGGAGTTTCTGTAGGCGGAATAAATGTTTGGTCAACCCTATTCTCTATAGTTGAACTTGGTAATGTTTCAGTATAATCTTTTATTTGGTCTGGAGTTAAAATTAATTGGGTTTCAAAAATATCATTCGGTGTGAACATCGGGAACTTTTGTACCAAATCATATAAATCATACTTTGTACATCCCGCAAAAAATGAATCTATTACTCTTGTAATTTGAGATTGTGATGATTCGTTTTCTAATTCTTTTTCAACTAAAACATTTAAAATAGATGGGTGGTCAACAATTATTTTAAAACTTAAATTACCTTTTCTTGATGATGAACCAAATGTGTATACAGGTTCAGGTCTACCAATAAAAGTCGTATCAGTCCATTGTGTGTTTGTTGATTCGTCAAAATTTAAATCGTAAGGTGGGAACCACATTATTCTACCTCCGTTAGGTCCTTTTTCACAGGCAGGTAAATCTTCATAAGTGTAACCAGGCTTATTAGATGTTCTCCAAGCCAAATTTTCTAATGATAACATGTATTTTTTTACTTTACCATCAATAATATTTGTGGATTCAACACCCTCAACCATATTTAATGGTGCGATATTTAAGTTGTAAGTATTATCTAATACTGAATTTGTATATTTTCTAATGTTACCGTCTGTTTTTTGTAATTCATCAAACGTATAGTAAGGCCTATCTTTTGTGAATAATCTACAATATTCATATCCTTGCACTGATTTTGTTGAGTCGGGTTTTGAATTGGGTGTGGTGTATCTAATAACCCTAGACCCTTTTGTTAACTCAATATATCCATCATTAAAAACTTTGGAAACTTGGTTAATTGCGTTTCCAACATGTTCTAACTGATTGTTTGACTTACTACCCGCATCTACTAATTTCTGAGTAACGTCTAATAACGAACCTTCAGTAAATTCATAGTTACTTGATTTTGTAGTTTCGTAAGTACTACTTAATTGTGAAAACTCAAAATCAGAATTATCTTGGAATTTCTCATTTAACGGTCCTTGGAAATCTCCAGGTAAAACATAATTATCGTTTGATAACCATGTAAACCCTCCCGATATTCCAACGTTAGCATTATTTTTATTACTACCATTAACAAAACCACTACTAAAGAAATTTCTAGTGTTTAAACCAAATAACCTGTCACTAATTCTTTCACCCTCATATTGTTTACCTATATTACCATAACCCAATACAGGTCCTATATTTAACTTGTTGTTTTTACCTTTTGGTTGTTGGTCCCCTTGTACGATTTCTGTTATTTCATTCTTACGTGTTCCAACATAAAATTTACCCGGAGGTGCAGTTAAATCCGTACCCACTTTATAGTCAGGTCTAAAATCATTATATTTTAATTGGTCGTACAATAAATGTCTAGTTGATATCGTAGTGTGCTCTAAAAATAATTCGGAAGAATTATTATTATTTGGATTAACCATCTGAATTAATCCTGCGATTGCTCCTCCGATAGCCGAAAATACATTATCATAGGCACCAAATCCATTTTTATCAGGATACGTAAAATAATCACCAGGTATATAAGAATAAGGAGAATATGTTCCGGCTAATTTAGCCGCAAAATTTATACCTTGACCTAAAAATAATTCAGGATTAGTTATTGAATAATTTCTTTCTATGATAGGTATGTTACCCGTAAGTAATCCTATAGCATTAAATGGGTCTAAATTTGGTTTTGTTGAAATTTCTCCAGTATCTGAATCAATATTAGTATTTAAAACATTTACTCTACCTAATGTTTGTTGTAAAAGTTCTAAAGCAACCCTATGTCTAAATTCTTTTTGTAATTGTTTAGCTCCGAGAGCGGCTAACTGAGAATCCTGTGAAAGACTACCTTCAGATCCGTTAGGATTATCACTTATTAAAATACTTGCCGGTGTATATGTTGAGGGTACAAAAACGAATGTAGAATCTGAATTGGCGTAAGGTAATCCTGTTGTTTGATATTGTAAGTCTGTTATTGTTAATAGGTTATAATCTCCGTCACCGGTAACATATTTGTTTTTAATATACGCCTCTGTTTCTTTTAAACCACCAACATATTCTAATTCATTTTGGTCAGTATCGGTAACATCGTAATTACCAGCATTAATTGTTAAGTTTTTAACTTTAGCGTAAGGGTCAATTTCTGTGGTACTTTGGTCACCTTCAGGCCCCCAAGGATTGGATAAAAATGTAGGTTTTCTTTCGTCAATTCCAATGTTTTCTAACTCACTACCAATAGTATCAGGAAATCCGTATTCCCCTTCGTTTGAATTTGTTTGTTGATTTACATTGATATTTACCTCACCCTTAATAGGGTTATCAGGTCCGTATTGGTTAGTGGCAATTAGAATTGGTCTGTCTGTTTTACCTTCGACTTCTAACTCACTTCCAATTGTATCGGGATATCCATAGTTACCCGAACCAATAATTAAATTTTTAAGTATATTATAAGGTTCAACAACAAAAACACTTTGACCATCTTCAGGTCTATATTCATTATTTGTAAATAATTTTGGTCTTAATTCAATACCTTTAAGTTCTAGTTCATCACCAATAGTATCACCATAATTATATTCACCCTCATTGGACCCTAATGTTAAATCAGCATTAATATCATATCTTGTTTCTCCGTATTGGTTAGAGTTTTCGGGAGAATATTTGTTTTTAACTATCAAATATTCTTCTTGAATGTTACCAACTTGTTCTAACTCACTATTAATAGTGTATGAAATACCATATCCAAATATTTGTCTAAAACTTGAAGATAAAACTAAAAGGTCGTTTATTTCGTATTTAGTATCTCCAAAACCACCAATAGTCCCGCTACTTGGTTTATACTTGTTTAATACTTTATGTTCTATTTCACTATTATTACCTATTTGAAATAAGTAACTATTAAGTGTATCCGAAATATTATATTCTCCACTACCAACTGTACGTATATTTAAATCGTCATTTATATAATAAACGCTATCTCCATAATCTTTTCTATTGTTTTGTGGTTTATAAACGTTTTTTACTATATGATATAATTCTGAATTATCACCAATTAGTTCTAAATCACTATTAATTGTATCGGGAAACCCATACTCCCCCTCATTAGTTTTGTAATTTCTATTAATATTGATTTTAACAATATCTCCGTACTCTTTTTTATTTTCAGGACCATATTGATTTATTGGGTACAATAGTCTTTCCTGTTGGTCCCCAATCACATCTACAGATGTAGAATCGACTATCGCATAATCTAAAATTCTAAATTCACTAACAGCCGGTCTATCACCAGTACTAAAAGAACCATCTACTTTATACGGTGGTAGATTACGTACTAATAATTTTTTTCTAAAATTTTCTGACGAATTAAACGATAGTGGACTTTCCATTTAGTCTTTTTATGATAAATAGATTATTTTGTGTTTTTTATTTCAAAACACCTTGCTGTCTTTTATATGCATCTAATTTATATAGAACTGTGTCCATTATTTGTTTTTGTACTTTTGGGTCGTTAAATATTTTACTTACGTCTGCGTTCCTATCTCCAGTTACCGCACCACCAACATTAATATTGATGTCTATTGCACCACCAACTTTTCCACCTCCCATCATATCTGTTAATGAACCTGTCATTTCATTTAATTTTTGTGATTTAGAGATATAGTCAGTAATGTTCGGGGCAACTAATATTTGGTCATCTATCGATGGTAACAATTTATTTTTTCCGGATTTTATAAATTTTGGGGTTCCTTTATCCATAAACCCGTCTTCAAGACCTGTATCGTTATCGGGGTCTAAATTATCATCACTACCATTATCAACAACATCAGAATCTTCTAATGATATATTCTTGAATGCATTTTTGAGTAAATCGTCAGAAACCTTAACACCTTTAGCAAAGGCTTCAGCTCCTTTACTTGTAGCGGTATTGGCATCAGTTACCAATGGTCCTGTCACTGTTGCACTAGTATTAGCAACTGTCGTCATAGCCTTACCAACATCTTCGTTAGATTTTTTTATACTTGCTAAAAGTTCTTTTTGTTGGTCTTGGGACATCGATTTCAATACGGCTTCTTTAATAATGTTAACATCTATCGCCTGTTTTTCACTAATAGTTTGTTGTGCAATGGCTAAATCTTTTTCATTCATTGCCGCTTTGTCTTGGTAATCTTTCAATGCTTTTTGTGCATCAGCGCTTTGTAATTGAGCCTTTAAACCGTCGGCGGTGTCTGCTTCTAATTTTTTAAATCCTGGTATATCTATTGATACTTTCCCTCCTTCACCAATTTCAGCTAAACCGGCAACTAAATTTTGAGTATCCTCATCTAAACCTCCTAAATCAAATTTTTCTTTTAAATAATCTAACTTTGCTGCTTCTCTACCTGTATTAACTAAATCTTCTAAATTTGCACCTGTAAGTTTTGCCTGTTGTCTAAGTCTGTACATATCTTCAGTAGATACATCAAAATTACCTGTTTCCTTATTAAAAGACATTGCTGCCTTTGTAGAGTTAACTAATTCTTTTTGTAATCCCTCAACATCGTTTTGAGCCATATACATTAATTGGAATGGGTCAGCAAGTTTACCAACGGCACCACCTAACATTTGAAAATCGGCAGCCAATTGAATCGCTCCTTCAGGATCTAATGCCGTGTTTTGAACTTCTTGAGTACCTATCGCCTGTACAGTCGTCCTTAATAACATTGCCTGTTTTACCATTTTAGATAAACCGTCAACACCACTTTTAAAACCAAAACCACTAACTTTTTTTAAATCGCTTTGAATATTTTTTACAAATGATGCTGCATTCAATCCTGCAGCTCTTGCCGATTTTGAAAGGGTCTCTATTTTTTTGGTTGCTTCTAATTGTGTTCCTCCAAATCTTACAAGGTCTGTAACCATCCCTCCAATATCTTTAGCGGCCATACCTGTACTTTTGGACAATACAAGCATATTTGTAATTACTTCTTCAGATGGGTTAACCATTCTTCCCATTCCAGCAGCTATACCTTCAACACTTTCTAAAGTATCTTTAAAACTTACACCAATATCTAAGTTTGCATGGTATGATGATATTAATTTTTGTCTAAATTGCTCGGCGCCCATAACAACACCACCCATAGACCTTTGGAGAGCAAGTGCTGACCCCTCCATTTCGGTCATGGATTTATTAACGTTTTGGACGACGGTCTTAGCATCGGTTAAACTGGCAACAAAATTTTGATAAGCCTGTTTTAAGCTAGTAAGTTGTTCAAGTGGGGCATCAGCATTATATGCGGAAGTACTACCAACAGGTGTTTCTGCCGCGTCAGTAGATGTCACATTTGCATCACCTTCAAAAAAAAGCCACATAATATTTTTATTTTATAAATAGAATTTAGTTATGTTTTATTAAGTGATTCTATAAATTTATCTATAAAATATCTTCTTTCATATGTTGGTATTTTTAAAATGTCTGAATATGAAAATCCGCAATGTTTGACTAAATAATATATTTCATCAAGTAATACTTTTTTATAATGAAAAGAAAGGCCGAAAAAACTCCACCCCAAAAATAACCTCAAAGGTCACTTTTTCTCCTGACGGGGCGGTTACTGTTCTTGTTAAATCTAATTTTGGTTCACACTCTGAAATAAATTTTCTTAAGTCTTTAGCATCTGAAATTGGCATTTGATTAATAAAATTGGAAATTTTCATTCTGTCTCTATCAGAATCCAACTCAATTATATGTTTTTCTAATTTTTTGGTGATTGTCGGTGCAATCATATTTTCAGGATATTGGTCTTTTAATTTGTCAATTTCATTTATTTCAGAAATACTTAATAACTTAAACTTTATATTTTTATTTGATTTTTTAAGTGTATATGAAAAAAGACCGTCACTATCTGGATTATGTTTTAATGGTAGGAAATTTAATTCATCCAAATTTATTTCCACCTCAAAATATTTATTTGTTGCAGGGTCTATTAATTTATATGAATATCCAGAACCAAATGCCGTGTTTCTTAAAAATATTAAAACGGCTTGAGCATCAGTGTCCAATAACTGACCAACATCAAAACCGGGTTCATAAATTTTAGTTTTTAGAAGTGCCGAAATAATTCCTTCTTTTGGTGTGTTTTGAGACATTAAGAGATTTTCATCTGCCGCGGTTAAATATCCTACTTTTAATGATTCTTTTTTAGGTCTATAAAAAACCCCTCTTGAAGGTAATGCGACTACGTCGTGTGGTAAATTAAATTCCATTTGTCCGTATTGTAAAGATTGGTCCATAATAATTTTTTCTTAAAAAATAAACGATTAATAATGTTAGTAAATAAAAAATCCCACCTGAAATAGATGGGATTATGAAATATTCTAATTTTATTTTAGTATACTAAGATACATCTATCAGGTCTAAGAGTTGCTTTAACAGTTATTAAACCATCTTCACTATAACTTAATGAATCAAAGTCCACGTTAGTTAAGAAAACACCCTGTAAAATCCATTTTTCAACCGCAACTCCTGTTGGGTCTAACATTTCTAAATCAATATCTTTTTTGTACCCTGCAGCATATCCCATACGTCCCGTAACAGACTCGGCGTGTAAACGTACCCACTCCATTAACGCTTGTGCAGCTGAAGGACCAATAGGGTCTCTAAATGTAACATCAAGTGAACCCCAATTAAAACGACCAGCAACATATGTTGAAGTATTTAAGAAAGGTATCTCAACATCTTTAATTTCGATTTTTGGTCTTGAAGTGGATTCAACATACCAAGAATTAATCCCCAAAGAAGAAGGGAAAGTAACGATGAATCTATTTTTTCTTTTAGGTTCATACTGAAAGGGCATTTTCATTAATAAATCTGCCATATTGTGTGTATTTAAATTTCTTTTATTTTTCTCATAAA